TTATAAAACCTTCTGTGAAAAATGTTGGTAAATGGGAAATCACAGACTCTATGTTTGTGTATAGACCCACAAAACCAAATGCCGTCATCAGGTTTATGGCCAAGTATCTTCTTGGCTTTAAATGGCACGATGAAATTTAATTATATTATGGAGTATTTGAATGTCACAACATATTTTATGGGTGGAGAAGTATCGCCCTAAGACTATCGAAGATTGTATTCTTCCTGATGGTATCAAGTCTACTTTCCAAGACTATGTAAACCGCAAAGAGATTCCCAATCTTTTGTTGGCAGGTTCTGCTGGTGTCGGTAAAACCACAATCGCAAAGGCTCTCTGTGAAGAAGTTGGTTGTGATTACATTATGATTAACGGTTCAGACGAATCGGGTATTGATGTTCTACGGAACAAAATCAAGAACTATGCATCATCTATGTCCCTATCAGGCGGCCGCAAGGTCGTTATCATTGACGAAGCGGACTATCTAAATCCAAATTCAACTCAACCTGCGATGCGTGGTGCAATCGAGGAGTTCTCATCCAACTGTTCGTTCATTTTTACATGTAACTTCAAGAACAGAATCATTGACCCTATTCATTCACGGTGTGCTGTTGTTGACTTTAAAATCAATGGTAGTAAACAGAAGATGGCTGCAGGATTCTTCAAACGTGTCGAATGGATTTTAGAACAAGAAGGTATCACATACGACAAGCAAGTGGTTGCTGCTGTTATCACCAAACATTTCCCTGACAACCGCCGTGTTCTGAACGAACTACAACGTTATAGTGTTAGTGGCACAATCGACAAAGGCATCTTGGCCTCGGTTTCTGATGTTCAAATGAATGAACTAGTGTCTTCTATTATGAACAAGGACTTCGCTTCCTGTCGAAAATGGGTGACAAACAACCTTGATAATGATATCACCAGAATCTTTAGAAACATCTATGATGGTCTGTATGAGAAGTTGAAACCAAACTCTGTACCGCAAATGGTTCTGATTTTGGCCAAGTATCAATATCAATCAGCCTTTGTTGCAGACCATGAAATCAATTTGATTGCCTGTCTCACAGAATTAATGGTCGAATGTGAATTCAAATGAGTCCGTTCGATTATGCCGATTTTATCCTGAGAAAGAAGGTGCCGGATGGTGAATTGGACTTCAAAGATTATGCACCTTTCCTAATCAATAGGTCTTTATCCAACCACTTAGATTGTGTCTTGTATGCCAACGACATGAACTTGTGGCCTGGAATTGATAAAGACATGCAATACCAGTATCTTCTAAATAGTATCAGGCCTATGAAACGGAAGTTTGTTCCGTGGCAAAAGGCCGATTCTGAGAAGGATATTGAATGTGTGAAAACCTATTTTGGGTATTCAAACTCCAAGGCTAAAGAAGCCCTACGTATCCTCACCGATGAACAAATCGCTGATATAAAAACAAAAATAGATACAGGCGGAGTGAAGAATAATGATAGACATTAAAGACTTAGTTGAAGTGACATTGGATGATAAAGATGATTTTCTAAAAGTACGTGAGACACTGACCCGAATTGGTGTCGCCTCCAAGAAAGACCAAACATTGTACCAATCTTGCCACATACTCCACAAACGTGGTCAATACTATGTGGTACATTTCAAAGAACTATTTGCCTTAGATGGCAAACCAACCGACATTTCTGAGAACGACCTATCTCGCAGGAATGCAATTGCAAACCTATTGGAAGATTGGGGTCTGGTAAAGATTGTCAATAAAAAACAAACCGAGGTGCCCACACCTATCTTTCTGTCACAGATTAAAATATTGTCACATAAAGAAAAGAATGATTGGCAACTTACACCAAAGTATAACATTGGTAAAAAACCAAACGGTTCTTGACAACTAGTATAAATACTGATATGATGGTCCCATTCGGGATGGGAAAAAGGTGCTCCACCTACCTTAGGAGCGTATTAAAACGGACAGACGCACTGTCACTGGATAACGTAACCAGTACCTAACCGATACGCCTTCGGGGTATCAATTTTTTAATCTCGCTTTTAGGAGAAACATATGACAAATCTTATGAAAGATTTTTTCGGTTCTGACTTTGGTAAAATCCAACCCTTCACTGTAGGTTTCAATGACACAATGGACCTCATGCGTGAAGCTGCAGCGGCTGCATCTAAAGCCGTATCTTATCCTCCATACAACATCAAACAGGTAAAAGAAAACAAGTATGTCATTGAAATGGCAGTTGCTGGTTTTGCTAAGTCTGACATTGAGATGACTTTGGAAGGAAACAAACTCGTAATTAAAGCTGCAACAAAAGACGCAGATGAAGAAGAATATTTGTACAAAGGCATTGCCAACCGTGCATTTGAACGTACCTTCACTCTCGCAGACAAAGTAGAAATTAAAGATGCGGAATTGATGAATGGTATGTTGAAAATTTGGCTAGAAAACATGGTCAAAGCACAAGACGCCATTAAGAAAATTTCTATAAAGGAAACGGTAGAAAAATGATTCAACTAATTACCTCTTTACTTAAACGTATAAGTGGTGATTATGGAACCAATTTAGAATCATATATCACCAGTAGAAATCCTCAAAATGAGGGCGACATTGAGCGCTTCACCCGTGATTATCATTTTCTTATAACTCAAAATAGGTACTAAAATGAAAAAATTATTTACAAGTATACTTGAGGCCATAGAGGCTATCAAACAACACAGGTCGGGACCCGGCCTTAAAGGTAGATAATTACCATAAGGGGTCTTGACAGACCCCTTTTTTTATTGTATAATTGAGACATTATGAAAACTGAAAAACAATACATCAAAAAAGTACGTGTGAAAACCACGTTGGAGAATTACTACGTTTGTTCACCAGAGACTAAAGAGATTGATGGGGTACAATTTGTTTACGTAATCAAAAACATTGGTATTAGGGAAACACCTAAATTAATGCGGAAAGAATCATTAGAATATATCAAATAAGGGCCGATAGCTTAATGGTAAAGCAGTGAACTCATAATTCATTGAGTCTAGGTTCAATTCCTAGTCGGCCCACCATTTTTATTAAGGATTATCATGTCTATTACAATTAAAAACCTTGAGGCGGCATTGGCTGGAGAAAGTCAAGCGCACATCAAGTATCGTTACTTTGCAAAGATTGCTATGGAAGAAGGTCATGAGGAAATTGCCAAACATTTTTGGCACACCGCTGACCAAGAATTACTCCATGCATGGGGTCACCTTGAGTTGTTGGTTGGTAAACCAACTACCAAAGAATGTCTTGAAATGGCCATCGAAGGTGAAACATATGAGTTCACTACAATGTATCCTAATATGAAAAAAGATGCAGAGATAGAAGGCAACAAAGAAGCAGAACGTGAAGCTGCACACCAAATTGCAGAAAGTCACACACACGCTGAAGAATTCCGTGCAGTTCTTGCTAAGGCAGAAAAGAAATTTGCAGCATTGGCTAAGATTGAGAAACGTCATGCAGAAGCATACAAAGCAAAATTGGAGGCACTATAATGGATCACGTATGTGTAGTTTGTGGCCACGTCCACGATGAAGAAAAAGAAGGTGCATGGGATACATTACCTGATGATTTTACTTGTCCAGAGTGCGACTGTGGTAAAGAAGATTACGAGGTCCTGTGAAAACAAAATTTCGTGATGCGTATATGAAAGTTGCCGAGACATTCGCAGGATTGTCCTCGGCTAAAAGACTTCATGTTGGTGCCATTGTAGTCAAAGATGACAGAATTATTTCAATTGGTTACAATGGTATGCCATCTGGTTGGGATAACAACTGTGAAGATAAAATCTATTGTGATGATGGTGATTGTTTAGAACAACAGTTACCAAAAGAGTCGGACACATGGAAAAGATATAAACTTAAAACCAAACCAGAGGTACTTCATGCAGAAACAAATGCGATTGCCAAGTTAGCTAAATCTACCGAATCTGGTATGGGTGCTACTATGTTTGTTACCCATGCTCCATGTTTGGACTGTGCCAAACTTATATACCAAAGTGGTATTAATAGTGTTCTATATCGGAACTCTTATCGGAGTGATGATGGTATCCAATTCCTACAAAAAGCAGCCGTTTGGGTGGAAAAAATCTAATACTCCTAAATAGCTGAGGGTAATTGTGCCCTTAGGAGACCAGGATGATTATTCGTGTGGTTAACTGTCCAGACAAAGATTTTAAGCCCTTTGTTGAAAGAGCTGCCCAATTCTTCGCTAAAGAATTGATACCTAATACACGGATAAGGAATAATTGTGCAACCGAAATTAAATTTTGTACAAAGATAGATGAATATGGTTTTGCTAGTATTGAAGATTACAATACACAAAAACAACCTCGAAAATTCCTAATAGAAATAAATCCAAATATTGGATCCAGAAGAATACTGGAAACTTTGGCACATGAAATGGTTCATGTGAAACAATACATTGATGGTGAAACGAACGATGAGTTGACCCGATGGAGAGGTAAACGGGTTGATCCAGACAAAATTGATTATTGGGTTCAGCCATGGGAAATAGATGCTTACGGCCGTGAACCAGGACTACTTACGAAGTTTGCTATATCTGAACACTTGTGGGAAACGTTTGCTGACTTTGTTGACCCATCTGGTCCAATAAATTATAATCCGATTGCATGGAAAAAAGAATGAGTGTTGAAGCGGATAAATTTACATATGGCCAAGGTAACATAAAAGTTATCACAAATGAACCAGGCGTAAAAGTAAAAATGGGTAAATACTGTTCAGTTGCTGGGGATGTAAAGGTCTTTCTTGGTGGCAATCATAGAGTTGATTGGATTACAACATTTCCTTTTGGCCACACAAGCACAAACGAAATCAACGTTGGTAAAGTTGAAGGACATCCAAGTACAAACGGTGATATAATTATTGGTAATGACGTTTGGTTAGGCACAGGATGCACAATCATGTCTGGTGTAAAGATTGGTGATGGTGCTGTTGTTGCTGCACATTCACACGTTGTACGTGATGTTGAACCTTATGCCATGGTCGGTGGAAATCCAGCAAGAACAATCAAACTTAGGTTTGAACAAAGAATTATTGATGCACTGATGGAATTAAAGTGGTGGGATTTAGATACAGATGTGGTAAAATTAATCGTCCCGAGCTTGTGTTCCGAACCAAATTATGATACAATACAAAACTTAATACAGAAGTATAAAAAATAATTTTTAATAACCGCTTGCCAAGACATAAAAGTTCCTATATAATAACACTATGACAAATTTTAAACACATATCCTTTACGTTGCATCAAGAGTATCGCACAATTAATTGTGGTGATAGCTCATGGGCGCCGACCGGGTTTTGTGTAAAGAGAGAGAACTAAAACATAAGTTCTAATTAAGACTCCAAACACAAGACCCTAGACCTAAAAAATCTAGGGTTTTTTGTTTGTTGTTTCAATACAACATAGTGGTTGCCAGAATCTTTGGTTCTGATACAATACACTCTGTTCTTTAAAAATTTGTTGTAGTTTATTGGGGTATAGCATAGTGGTAGTGCTGCGGACTTTGAATCCGTAGGTCCTTGTTCGATTCAAGGTACCCCAGCCATATAAAAACACATTGATGCAGTGTGTTTCTATATGGAAGATGATGCAGCGGGGTTGGTCCTGCGACTGGCCTTGAAAACCAGGTTCTCAGAAATGGGATGGGGTTCGACTCCTCCGTCTTCCGCCAAACATAGAAGGTTGCCCGAGCGGTTAAGGGAGCAGTTTGCTAAACTGTCGTTGCGAAAGCGGCGCATCGGTTCGAATCCGATACCTTCTGCCAGTAAATGCCAGCGAGACTGGGTAGTCAGAGAGGTCTTATACACCTTTTAGCGCCAGATTAGCGTTCTTGAGAGTGTTCGAGTCACTCCGCTGGTACCAAATGAAAGATGATTATGTGGAAAATTATAAACGAAGATAAGATGATATTAAATGCAAGTCCAACATTGAATGATGCAATGAAGTTTGCAAAAGGTTACGATAAGTTTGTAACCATCACCAATGGTGAGATGGAATTTGTAGGTAAGTTCGGTGTTGATACTATCAAGGACGGAAAGTGTCCTGATGGAGTTGATTACACTTGGATGAAACGAAGAAATATGTAGGTGTGACCCGAAAGGCTAGGGAGCAGATTGCAAATCTGTTTTATGCAGGTTCGATTCCTGTCACCTACTCCAAAAATTAGTCGTATAAAAATTAAATTTGAAATTTATACGACAAGTGTTGTAGAAATACAACACACTGGTTGACAGACATTCATGGTTGTGTTATACTTCATCTATGAATTGAGAAATCAATCATTGTTCTTTAAAATTTTGAATGCTTTATGCACCTATCGTCTAACGGTTAGGACGATGCCCTTTCAAGGCATAAACGGCGGGTTCGATTCCCCCTAGGTGTACCATTGTTAAGTGTTATCAAGGTATCGTCATAGGACGCTATGACTATGCGGGCTCAACTGTGCGAGGAACGGGTCCTGATATAACTGCTATTCGCTTGTGAGTGCTAGCTACATTGTTCACAAATAGGCACGATAGCACTTAACAATGGTAGTTTGGAGGTATAACTTAGTGGTAAAGTAGTAGGCTTTTAACCTATTAACCAGAGTTCGATTCTCTGTACCTCTACCAAAAAATTGGAGATGCGGCAAAGTGGGAGAGTTGCGGCAGACTGTAAATCTGTTCTTTCGGGTGAGTAGGTTCGAATCTTACCATCTCCACCAAATCCCGTTACCACTTTCGTTAAAGTGGCGTTTGATTAGCGAGAGAGATCCGGTGGCAGAAAACCGATAGCGGGGTGGGAATAAAGCACTCCCCAGACTCTGATAGGCAGAATCCTAACTGCACACAGACATTAGAATAAAATGGATGGACAGAGTAACTGCTCAATTAAGGGCTTGTGTGGAAACAAGTAGCTTATACTATTTTAGGTGCGTTCATATAATGGTCATTATCTCGGATTGTCTATCCGAAGATGGGAGTTCGATTCTCCCACGCATCGCCAAATGTTATATTGTTGTAAGGAAATAAAAATGAATATAGAAGATATGGTTGGTAAAGTGTTCACATCGGTGACACAAGATGGTCGTGAAATGATATTTGCTAATGATACTGAAAAATTCAAATTCTATCATTATCAAGATTGTTGTGAATCGGTTTACATTGAAAGTGTTGTAGGCGATTTATCAGATTTAGAAGGTGAACCACTTTTGATTGCTGAAGAAGTATCAGGTGAAATACCAGAAGCTAGAGAAGATGAATACATTGAATCTCGTTCATGGACATTTTACAAATTTGCTACACGCAAAGGTTATGTTGATGTTCGTTGGTTGGGAGAATCAAACGGTTATTATTCTGAGTCAGTAGATTTAGAATATGAGTTAGTATAAGAATATTCCAGAGTAGCACAGCGGTAGTGCAGTTGACTGTTAATCAATTGGTCGTAGGTTCGATCCCTGCCTCTGGAGCCAAGCCGCTCCGCTTTGTTAGCGGATACTGTGACCCGCAGGATAGAAGTGAGGTGACTCTCAAGGGTGGTAGTCTTCTTACCGAAAGGCCGCTGGCAATGCGTTAACGGTCCTGGTCGGGAAGCGGGTGGAAGGTGTGTGAGATTTGCGGGGCAACCCAAGAGATGATACACTAAATTACCGCCGCAGGATGCAGAGCATTTAATTTCGCCCTATTAGTATAATGGTATTACACCTGTTTTGTAGTCAGGTTACGGCAGTTCGATTCTGTCATGGGGCCCCAGTTTTTCTCTCTGAAGCGTTATCAGGTTGCGTACACGGTTTGGGGCCGTGTGGTCAAGGTTCGAATCCTTGCAGGGAGACCAGTTTATGGGGAATTAGTATAATGGGATTACGGCAGCTTTGCAAGCTGTTTATAGGAGTTCGATTCTCCTATTCTCCACCAAATTTCGGTGATGTAGCAAAACGGTAATGCACCTCCTTCATACGGAGAAGATTGGGGGCTCGAGTCCCTCCATCACCACCAATATTATGGGCGATTAGTAAAATGAATATTACACAACGCTACGAACGTTGAAGTGGGAGTTTGATTCTCTCATCGCCCTCCAAAATGCCGAGGTAGCTCAGTGGTAGAGCAGCGTCTTGATAAGGCGTTGGCCAAGAGTTCAATTCTCTTTCTCGGTACCAAATATCTCGCTGGTGTAATGGCAGCATAGCGGTCTCCAAAACCGTTGGTTGGGGTTCGAGTCCCTAGCGGGATGCCAAGTTTTATTAGAAGGTGGTTAATATGAAAAATTTTAATATAGAAGAAGTCAGACAATACCTTGCAAATCAAGGTCCTGATACCAAGGTTTATCTTGGTGCCGACTCTGAAAGAATCAGAGTGAATGGTGTTTGGTATGCTGACTATGCTCTAGCAGTTGTAGTTCATATTGATGGCCGACATGGTTGTAAGATTTTCGGATATGTTCACCGTGAATTGGATTACGACCATAAGAAAAGTAAACCTGCTATGAGGTTGATGACTGAAGTTTATAAAGTTTCAGAATTGTTTCAATCATTAGCAGAAGTGTTGGAAGATTATCATGTTGAAGTTCATCTTGATTTAAATAAAGATGATGTTCATGGTAGTTCATGTGTTGTTCAGCAAGCAATTGGTTATATCAAAGGTACATGTAACATGACACCAATGGTTAAACCAGATGCACCTGCTGCAAGTTTCTGTGCTGACAGATTGAAAAGAATTCTGGCAGAACAGGAAGCAATTCAGTAATATGGAGTTGTTAGTTTAGTGGTAAAACTGCGGGTTGTGATTCCGCCATCACGGGTTCGATTCCCGTACTTCTCCCCAATTTATGCCTTGTTAGCTCAGTGGTAGAGCGCCCTCCTTACAAGTGGGATGTCGGCAGTTCGAAACTGTCACAAGGTACCATTATGCTGCTTTAGCTGATGTGGTCATAGCGGTGGTTTGAAGAACCATTGAAAGAGGTTCGATTCCTCTAGGCAGCACCAAATATGCCCAAGTGACGGAATAGGTATACGTACTTGATTCAAAATCAAGGTTATGTGGGCTCGAATCCCACCTTGGGTACCATGCTCTTATAGGTAAATGGCATACCACATCCATGGTAAGGATGTATCCTAAGTTCGATTCTTAGTAGGAGCACCAATTTGTTTTAATGTTGTTAAGACAAACTCTTTTTCTTGTGTGATATATAATTCATCCTCAGTAAAAGATTTTTTCTCAGTAACATATGATGGAACAAAATCAGAAGGCACACAATAATAACCATGTGGTTCATATGGTTGTTGTGCATACAGTCCGTAGAACATTTCTACTGTAGGTCTTTTTGATGTTGGTATCATATGAGTATTTATTGCCCCGGTGACGGAATTGGTATACGTGTTGGTCTTAGAAGCCAAATTTTGAGAGTTCGAGTCTCTCCTGGGGCACCAAAAAATCTGGCGTTAGTATAATGGATAATACAGTAGGCTTCTACCCTTCTAATGGGAGTTCGATTCTCTCACGCCGGACCATTTAACAAGGAGTTTATTATGCCATCAGTATTTTTAGTAAGTGACACACACTTTGGTCACGCTGGTGTGTGTAGATTTCTCCGTGAGGACGGTGTGACAAAGCTTAGGCCATGGGA